CATGCTTGCTTGGGAGTACCGTTTGGATATGTAGTGCTGTAACAATTATGCATAGCAAAATACTTCGGATCAAAACAAAACTCTACTGCAGTTTCGTCACTGCCGTCACTGGCTTCGTGTGTACGCATCGTGTTCACAAAGTCACGGCTCCACACACTCAATCCACCATTACCGTAACGTAATCCATTAACGATATTGCGTGCCTTCCAACGAAATGCTCCGCCTTCTTGTTCTGGGTTGATACGTAGCTGTAAATTAAAGAAGTCCGGATCTGGAACATTGTCACCATCAATTAATACAAACCATTCAGTACTGCTGGCTGCGGCTGCTGCTTTATGTGCAGCATCTGACCCTTTGACCCCGTCAACTCGTTTTGCCCAAGGCGTCATGTTTTGTACCTTAATCCAAAATTCTTCTTTTTTAGGCTCGTCGTAGGTAAGAAAGACGCAATCTAAGTCTGCTACATCAAGTATTTTTTGGTTCATAATATTCTATTTCCGGGTATTCTTCTTTGTGTGTTAACGCTACGGCTGCATGCCCTTTTACTACACGCTGTCCAGAAGTACCTTTTACTAAGTTTACACGATATCTAGGTGTTGTGTCAATTATTGTTAATTTGTTATCAACCACCTTTAATAAATTAGTCGATATCCTGTGGAATATGTTTGGATCATCTAATACAACGTAGTTTTCACCTGCAGGGTGACCTGTTTCCCATAAACCAATTACGGTACCATCATCGTTATAGTATAATCTATATTCTTTTGCAAGCACAGGACGTTGCCGATTGCAATCGTCTACTAATCTCCAAACCTCAGCCCAAAATTCTTCGTTGTTCATAGTAATCAATCATTTCCTCTGTTGCAAAACTTTTATCATGATAGTGTAGTGGGTGATATTGATTAACATTATTAATTCTAATCATACCACGATCAAATTCAGTTACGTATACATCCTTAAACGATGCCGCTTCATCATATTCATTGATACTGGGTTTCATGTGTACAAAATTTACAAAATCTGCAGCTGGCAATGTACACTGTTCCGGTCCTACAATATTGGCAGCAATGGCATATGCAACGTCAGTACTGGCATATTCGTCACTGCATCCAAGTAACGAGTTTCTTACTGCAGGCCATTGTTCAAATATTTCTCGTGCTGTTCTAAAAAAGCTAGCAGCAGTTTGACTGAATCTAAAATACATTAGACCATTATAAACATCGGGTAAATTGTTATCGTCAAATAATTTTCTGTAACGTCTTGATGTAGCCGGCAGTTGTTGATAAGTTTGGCACCCTGTACTTAACACTACGTCACGTAATCTAAATGTGGTCCACCAGTGGTCTATGCTTCTAGTAAACAGTAGATCACTTTCAATCTTAATAGTTTCTTTAAAAGGTGTCAGCCAAAATACTGCAGGTTCTAGACCAAATGGACCTGTGGTGCTTGCAGGCGCTTCAATTATGTAATCAAATACTGCTCTATGACGATCTTGAACTTGTGCAGCAGTGGCAGCATCAACTATGACTGCATAACTCGTAATACGTTGTGTTGCTTTGATATTTAATGCCTGCAAATATGCAAGTCGTAGATAGTCAGTGTCTGCAGTATTGGCAGCTACAGTTACAAATCCTTGTTGTTCTTTATGCTGGGTCATTATTAGTTAATTGTTCTACCAGTTGTGCAAAATTGTCACTTTGCAAATATGCTTTACTCATTATGTGCAAGTTGGTGCGCGGTACAACATATGCACGATCGCTATCCTTGATAACCAGTTGATTGTTTTTAATTTGAATAGAATCAATGACTTGATCCACCGTGATCATTGTGCCTGGAATAGTTGCTGTTGCTACGCTGTATCCATTTAACAATATATCCGCAACAGCAAATGCATAATCATTACGGTAATTTCTTTCTTGCATGTTGAACAGCGATCTGTAATAGCCGTAGTTGTTTTGCACACGACCAACAAGATCAAAAAATAACTTTGCTCTGACGGTTTTTCTAAATGCAAACACTGTGCCCCAAACAAAAGGCAAACTGTTTGGTCCCATGACTGTGGGAAACTGTTGTGTCAATGCCACAGTATGTCTTTGTAACAAGTAATCCCATGGTTGGGAGAATATTTTTAATAAATTGTGATCTAGTACTAGATAGTCTGCATCAATAACCAGGGTTTCATTGTATGGACTTTGCTCATACACTTGATACCTATTGCTATTACGCCATGGAACGAATTCGCCAGTATCTATATCGTATCTTTTATTTTCAGTATTGGTATCTATATCACTGAGTATAGTATACGGAAGTCCTAATACCCGACTGGCAACTTTTAGAGTTTGTTCTGCAATTTTGACATAATCAATTTGAGGGGTATTGTTAGCAAATGCCACAATGCCTCTAGATTTTTCGGATTTTTTTAATTTGTTCATGTTCGTTGTGCCAACGATTCATTACCTGTTGATAGTGCTGCTGTGCTGTCACTAGGAATGTCTGCCGATCAATCTTTACGGGATTTTGATATGTATCTTCTAAATAGATTTCGTCTACTGGCCAAGTCTTGACAAATGCTATAAGTTCAGGCGTAATCTTGAACATACCACCTGCGTGTGCCATGTGTAAATCTGTTTGAATTTTTTCTCTGAGAATTCGTTTGTTAATTTGATAGTCTGTGGCCAGACGAATCTCGTTGACTAATGTATTAATATTGTTCATAACGTAAATGTAGAAACTGGTTAGAGTACTATTATACACTAACCAGTTTAAATTGTAAAGACTTTAGATTATAGTCTGGTGACTATAACTGCACCCCAAGTATTGGCTAGATTGGTCGTTTCTGGGAAAGAAACATCCACTGTAGCTGTAACAGTTAAGCTCAATGAATCATTAAATGATAGTGCGCCAGTACCTTGAGTTGAGTTTATGTTCATCCAAAAATCAATAGTATTACCATTGGCACCATATGATCCCTGGGATCCACCAGGTTTAACTGTAATGTTACCAGTATCTGAAGTATAACTTGCTGTGGTACTAGTGAACGACACTACAGTTGTATTGGCATTAAAAGGAGAAGTATAATATCCTTTAGCGGTATCATTGGTACCTAATGTAGCACCGGTGCCAGTTCTACCAGCATTTGTATTAGCAGCAAATAAACCAATGCCGCCCAATCCATCAACAACTGCCTTTGCTGCAACGGATCGCGCGACGGCATCTGCAGTTGCACTGACATTAAATTTTAGTCTTCCGCCAGCATTAAAAAAGAATCTAGCTGCGTCAGGACCATTACTAAAAGTCACACGAGTGCCAAAAGCACGCGATAATGTTGCACTGGTTGTTGCACTGGTCCATGCTGCATATGCTGTTAATGCACCAACATTGGTAACCACAGCCGAGTTTGACGAAAACAACATTCTTTGAGAATTAGCACTATTAATTTTAGTTTGTAAACTTCCTGAATATCCAATCAGTTGTCCTGCTGTATTTGCAGTTAAGCCAGATGGTGTTCCATAGATATGGACATTAGCACTATTCAGTGTATTGATCAATGACGCCCACTGTGTTGCAGTAACAGTACTGGCTGCCGAGACAGATGCTACTGCAGTTTGTCCATAACCTCTACTGTTTGCACCCCAGGCCCAAACACTGTTTATGTCTGTGGCTGTGATGCTGGTATTAGCTCCTGCTAAAGTATTATAATCTGTGGCTTCAATGAGCCCGCTTTGTGAGTATGCCATGCTTGATATTTCCTTTTAACTATTTAATTTAACTATGGCTTCTACTGTGCCTTCGCCATCAGTGTTTTTATCTTCTAGGCTTCGTCCAAACACATTCCACGGAGTCAACTCATGTTTGGCGCCGGCTCTGGCCAATCCATTACCGGCTGCAACCAATCGATCGCCTTTACGAATTCGTCCAACAACTTTTACTGGAACCCGCCCTTGTACCGCTACCGGAGGATGTGTAGAATCTGATCCTGCTCCTGAATTCATTAGGTAAGCAGCTTTTGTACTTATGACGCCAAATACTTCTTCGCTTAATTCTTCAGTCACAACGGTGATTTCTTTCGCTCCACCAAGCCCCACAATGGTTCCCGGCAAGTAAGGTTGGTCTGCTTCAAAACGTTCGGCCAAGTCAGCGTATTTTGCATGTACAGAAGTCCCGTATATGGTATTCCACCAGGCGGTGGGTCCGCCTAGATCGTATGTTAAATTTGCACTTGGTCTAATACTAGATGTAAATGTAGAAACTTGAATTGATTGGGCTTGAATTGAAGCAACATATAAATTATTCCACCAACTTGTAGTTGATCCTAAATTATAAGTTAAGTTTGCACTTGGTACTAAACTTGCGGAATATATTGCTGTTCCTGTTCCGCCACCAAGTAAAGTATCAACATAATCTTTAGTTGCTAGTGTGTAACCACTTGATCCTGAGGTTGGATTAGCATAAGCTTCTGGCAATCCCGAAATGGCATTACCTTTTAAAAATGGGGTATTAACCGAACTGGATTTAACACTTAGAACTAGATTTCCGTTATTTGTTACGTTCCTTAAAATTACATCATTGCTACTAACATAACCTTCAAAATTACTTGCTGTACCAAATTTGATACCGGTATCGTTTGTTAACGAAAGCGATCCGTTAATTGTGCCATTTTGATCGTTTCGTAAAAAGCTAGTAGCAGGTGTACTAACTCCACTGTAATTTAAGTTATTAGCAACGTCAGCATTACCATAGAATGCTTGGGTAATAGCTGTGCTTAAATTTAAGCCGCGACCAATTGAAGCAAACCCAAGAACTGAAGTGCTAAAATTTGCTTCTTTACTCCAGATTCCTACAAGAACATTATCAATGTAAAACTTCAGGACAACATAAGTTGCAATAGGAGCTGTGGCGGCAATAGTGTCAGGTACTGCACCGGTATTACCAGTACTAGATGTACCAGCCGGCCCAATGATAGTCCAGGTGCTTCCACTCCAGACCTTTAATTGTAAATTTGTACTATCCCACCATTGTTCACCAACAACCGGAGTACCAGTGTAACTTCTGCTTGAGGTTATCATTGATATCACTTTCCAGGCAGAATTTGATGTACCTTTGGCGGTTGCTGCGTTAACTTTTAAAACTTTAACTCCTGAATCCCACCATAATTGCCCCACTAACGGAGCAGTAGGGGCACTTGATCTAGCAAAATTTTCTATTAATTGTACAAAATTTTGATTTAAAAATACGCCATATCCAGGATAATTTTTACCTACTAGGGTCAAGCTTGAATTTGTTTGATCAATTGTACCGTCCGTCAACCCTCCTGAAATTAACGTAGTACCATTTGATAAATTTATATTATAGGCCATTTTTGTCTATTCTCCAACTTTAGTTATTTATGCTGTGTTTTTATGTTTTCATTATGTAGCAAAGTGCGTAATACGGCGGTAAATTAGCATTGATTCCGTTCCCGGATCCTTGCGAATTAATAGAAACTGTTACCCCAGTTGTTACGCTTGAAGTATAACTTCCTGCTGCCTTGTTTGGATCGTTTTGCCCCGAGGTTTCTGGATCACCGTCGGCTACTAGTCCATGATGCTGGTAGTTAGTTCGCCCAGTTCCACCAAAGTCTTTGTTATCTAAGTGGATCGCAGAGATAAAGTGCTTGTGTGCATCCTCAGTAACTGATGCACCGTGCGAGTGAGAAATTAATGTTGCGTCTTTGCTACCACCAGTTGTACCAACATTATACGTACTTCCGGCCCCTATGACAAATCGGTCTCTGAGATCTGGTGTCCCGTTTGATCCATTACATAATAACCAGCCCAATGGAATGCTAACAGAACTACCGGACCACATAACGACAATCCCTGACGGAATAGTTGCACTACTACCCGCAGGACCTGCTGCACCGGTCGCACCTGTAGCCCCAGCTGGACCTTGCGGACCAGGTGTCAATGTAATATTAGTAATTTGATCATCAACATATGATTTCATATTAACATTCGCTGTTGTGACCAATGTACTTACTGTACTGATATTTGCCGATAATGCTGCTGCATTTGAGATAATGCTAGTACTCAATTGAGAATTTATTGATCGTATAGTTGCATTTGCTGCTGTAATATTTGCACGTAAACTATTTGCTTCGTTGGTCCTTGTAGCCAGGTTCGCATAAACTGCGATAAAATTTGTCGAAGAGTAGCTGGTTGTGTTTGCGTATACAGCGTTTAATAAGCTATCAACATAGATCTTGGTAGTTAACCCATAGTTGGCCGAGGCATTGGCAGCAGCCTCAATTAACCCAGTGCCACCGTTGATATATAGGGTTCTAGTATTTGTGCCAGCAATGTTTGCATACAAGCTGATATCACCTCCACTTACTTTGTTAGTAATTGAGACATCGCCAAGATCTTGTATCTGAAAAGCATTTGGTCCTACAAACAAGTTTCCAGTTAACGAAACATTACCTACAATATTACTGCCTACAGCAATCCATGTAGTTCCATTGTAAGATTTAATATTGTCTGCAGAGACATCGTACCATAATTGCCCCATGATTGGGTAAGGTGGACTTGTACTTAATGCAAAATTTTCTAGTAGATGTACAAAGTTTTCGTTCTGTACTTCACCGTAAGTGGTTGACAGTTTTCCTATTAGAGTCAAACTAGTGCTTGTAGTATCTTTTGTACCATCAAGTACTAGTATAGCTGTGCCATCAGTTTTATTAACATAGTAAGACATCGTATTATCCTATACTACTTAAATTGGTCAAGGTTTGAATACGCACAGTATAATCAATTTGAATTAATCTATTTAAAGATTTTTGAACTGGATGAAATACCACATGCGTAAGAAGTTTACCAGTAGTAGTCAGCCCACTAGTGCCATCGTTACTGCGAGCTTTAAGCCCTAATTCATCAAAAGTATAGGTTTCGTTTAAATTCGTACTATTGTCAAAAGCAGCCTGCCCGGCAGGCTCGCCATAATCTAGTAGACAACTAATCACAATGTCAGTATAAACTTTTCCGGGAGTGTGTCTTATTTCAATTTTATTTCGTGTAGGATCTGTGTTTAAGGTGCTGGTATTATCAACTATTTTAGCAAAAGTTGGATTGTACAAGTTACTGTTACTTGTATTTGTGTTTGAAGGAAGATAATTAATGATTCCGGTGGGGTCAACGCTGGTTCCGCCATTACCAAAATGCATTTCGTAAATGTAACTCTGCCCTTTATTTGCCAAACAGTATCCAATTGCTTCTGAAATATTTTCATAATGAATAGCATTACGCTTGTCAATAAACACTTCTCCAGATTCTGGATCAAAGATTTTTATATATCCCTGGACATAAACTCCGCTTTTTTCATCAGGCTCGCGTTGTTCTTCGATAGTGTTAGGCAAAGATTCCATATTTTCTTTCATATCATTATTTATCTGCGGATTTATCATGGCTTATAACTAGGCTCCTGTCTAATAAATACTGCCCCGTCTAATGTGCTATTTTCTAATCCTACGCCAGATCTTACTGGGATCCATAGATTGCTAGTTAGGATGTTTCCAGTGATTGTTTTGGTAACAACATTACCATTTGGATTTATTGTACCTAATACATCAAATGCCAATATATTTGCAGTGGTACGTATCGTACTGGTTGTAGAAACAACATTTACTCTAAGCATAGCAGCATTTGCAACTACAGGGATTGATGATGTCACATAAATGTAGGTGCTGGTAGCAACGTTGTATGCAGTAATTTGATCTGAGATACTATCTACTACAAACACGCGGGTGCCATCTGGTTTCCAGAACATACCTTGAGGACTTGGACTAGCACCAGATAAAATTGGCGAACTAGCTACTAGTGTTATAGTACTAGGATCCCATGCTGTAGCTAGATCGTATTCTCTTATGCGATCGTTAGTGTTACCTACAACGAACATCTTTTTTCCATCTGGGTGAAAGTGCAATCCGGTTGGTGATGTCTCAATTGAGGTGATGCTAGAACTTTGTGAGTAATAAGCAGCGGTGTTCACTTGCCATGGTGTTGTCATGTCATAACGCATGACTCTGTCTGAAGCTGTTCCAACTATGTAATAACTTGAACCGTCGGGCCTGAAGAATAACGCCTGTGGACTAGATTCGCTAGTACCACCTGAACTTGTTTGCACTGAAGTACCTACATTGCTGGCTGTATTAACTCTCCATGGTGTGCTCAATGTATATTCAAACACTCTGTCTTGACTGCTTCCTATTATGTACATTTTGGTACCATCAGGCTTAAAGAATAGCCCGCCCCCGCCAGTTTCTTGTGTGCTTACACTTTTGGCCGCTACGTTACTTGCCGTAGCGACATTCCATGCTGTTCCCAGCGTGTATTCATATACCTTGTCACCACTAGATCCTATTGAATACATCTTTGTACCGTCTGACTTGAAGAACACGTCGGTCATAGTTGTGTCCTGAGCACTAATACTAAGATTATTTGCAACGGATAGTGTATTTGCCCGCCAGGCATATGATGTAAAATCTATACTTTCAAGGCTAACTGCTACAACATTAGAATTAACAACACTTTCCAGTACACGAACATTAGCATTACTAAATTGTGATATATAATCGCCTATATTTGCAGTAATAGGATTAGTCAATGTCATTTTATATGTTACATTGCTGGTTGCTATTAAGTTTCCAACAGTGTACACATTTGCCGATCTAATTCCCGAGTCCGGGATGATTTGTTGCGAGCTGCTGTCAACTACAAGACTTCCTGCGGCATGTGTTGCAGGTGCTCCTGTCCCGTCAACACTTCGTCTTAGCTGCGATATTGTGTTAGGATACACCATCTGAATATTTGCTGAGTTTATATAAGAATTTGCGTTAGCGTATATGTTACCCAACACTTGATAGGTTATACTGTCTGCTGCTGCAGGAACACCAGTTGCAGTATAAAAAATACGTAACCCGTCAGTATCTATTTTAATTTTTGCATTGTTTGTCGACGAAACTCCACCAAGTTGATCGCCGGTGATTGCAAATACGTTGCCTACGCTCAATTGAATATTGCTAGTATTTAAAGACGCTGTATATCCTGTTGAGTACGCTCTAATGTCAAATGTTACTCCTCCAACATTAGATTTAACATTAGAATATAATGTTCCTAGATCAACTGATATAATAGACTGTTCAGGATACAATATACCTGCTTGCCACGGAATCGCATATGCGATATCTAGTGTGGAATAAAATTGATAATAATGTATCCGTTCGCCATTGATATAAACTACGCCAGGAGTACCGCTGTCAGGAGCCGGAGCAGGTAATTTAGTAACATCATTGACAAAAATAAAACTATCAGTTACGTTTAAATCTTTTAAAAGGGTAGTAGTATTGTCTAAGCTTATTCGTGTAAATTCTGGATCTCTACTCATTGGATTAAAAATTCTAAATCCGTATGCAGCGGTATTGGATGTATTATTTGAAAATACTCTTATCTCCAATGCATCATACATTCTACCAGGTATCAACTCTTCTGGTGCATGACTGCTATATGTATCAACATAGGCACCGCCTGCAATATTGATATCTTCGGGTCTAGTACCCAATGCTGTGTCTGTATATTGACTATATATATTAGAATCTAAAATTGATGTATCCAATTCTAAATAGCTAATTGTAACATTGGCATTACCACCGGTGGTAATTTCTTCTACTGTGGCAAGAGATGTTACCCCATTAATGTAAATATTCTCAGGATCACCAACTGTCACAATTGGATATGTTTCAGCTAATGTACCAACTGCAGTTGTTTGTTGGAATCCGGTTGTGGTATGTATAATATCAACAAATCTAGAATTAACCAAGTCTTTTAATACATAAGCATTTCCAGAAACATTGGCCTGTGTTATAATATCTCCAGAGTTTGCAGTAATTGGGATATCTAATAACATTCTGTAAGTTGTTTCTATTGGTTCCCCGGCCAACGTCATGTAGTGATTTTCAACATTGATTATTTTAAAATATCCGCTATTCTTAAAGTCAAAATTGTAATTTCCTTGGACTCTAATAGAATTATCTATCTCAAATCCTAATTTTCTAAAATCAACAATTTCTATATTTGCACTGGTAATAGTTAACCCAATGTAATTAAAATTTATAATATTGCTTGATATTTCAACACTGTTGGCAGTAAATTTTGCCGCTGTGACTTTTGCCCCTGGGTAATCAATTCCAGTTATTAATTCAGAATAACTATTATTGGGCATGCCTGCACTAGGTTGATAGAAAACTTTTATCCTATCTGTTGCTGTTAGCAGAACATTGGAATTATCAATCCTGTCAAATAATGTATAATCAAATACCGAACCATTTGATATTGCAGTGGCTTTGGCCTTGAACGGTTCGTTTTGGTATGAAATAATGTTACCGCTTTGTATCCATATGTTACTACTGGATCCATACCCAGTAGCAATAACTGTTTCCGGGTATGCTACACCAGGTTGCCATATTTGCACATTCGAGTCATATAAAATCCTATCAAATTTGAGCGTAGTATCAGTTGTTCTAACTAAATTATAACTTAATGCCGGCTCTGGGTTAAAGTATTGATTTTTTAACAAGGGATAAACAACGGCGCCCGATCCCACTCCATTTATTGTAACAGTAGGGGTAGATGTATATCCACTACCAGAATTAGTAACTACAATTCCAGTCAGAGTCTGAGTACTTGGATCAATTGTAGTGATAGCAGTTGCACCCGATCCACCTCCGCCGGTTATTTCAACATTTGGAGCTATAGCGTATCCAACGCCTACGTTTCCAATTATAAAATCAGAAACCTGATAGGGATAATGATCATACCATTCAGTATAAGGACTAGTAGATGACAGGACTGTTGGATCACCAGGTGCACTAAAAGTACCGGTGTTGTTGTTATAACGACTAGGTAAATCAAAATCGGTCCAACTTATAATACCTGCATCTATGCCGCTGTATATAGGAACATAATCTTTAAGTTTTGTTCTATACGGTTTGATTTCATTGATATAATTTTCATAAAAAGTCTGATCATCTTTAACATAGTTAGGTATTTGTTCTAACTTACGTAAATTATGATATGCATCAATGAAACTAGTTTTAAAAATCCAGTCAGTGGCTTTTTGCTCAGTGAATATAAAATTTATTATTGCAAAAAATAATTCGTTAAACTTAATGGCCAAATCTTTGATAAAAATTTCTGTATATAGGCTATTAAATATATAACTTAATTCTTGCACAACTTGCGTATCAAATTGATCTATATCAAACAATGTTGAATCTAGCCCTGAGCCAAGTGTAACATCGTAGATTGAAGTATCAATTGAGAATGTTGCATTTTGTGCCGCTTTTAAAGTTAAACTTAAATCAGTCTGTACCAAATAAATTAACCATTGTCCATTACCATTGTCTAACACTTTAATTAGGTTCCCGGCCGACAATGTTAAAGTTTGGATATCGCCATAGGTTGGTACTATAAAATCAATCTTGCTACCTTGTTCAAAATCACTGGCATACCAATCCAACTTTGACCAATATAACGGAGTTTTATAATTTTGTATTTTTAAAATTTGGAAAGATGCAGTTGCGCTCTTGTATTCGTAGATCGTCCATCTATCATTGAAATCTGGGTCTCTGGGAATTAAAATCTTATACCCATCTGCGAGCAGATTCGCATCTAAATAAGATAATTGTGTAGCAGAGTCAACTTGGGAATCAAATCCTGATGTTGGCAATGACTCTTCAGCATATAAAGTGCTTGGATTGGTGATAAGAAATACAGGGTATTGGTAAAGAATATTATTTGCAGTTTGAACAAATATTTTTAATGCTGCCTGTCGATCAACAAACATTGATTGTCTAGGATTAAACAATACGCCATAACGGTCCTGCACGGGTAATAAAAAGTCAGGAACCTGTGCCCCTTGACCGTTAACTCCCACAAGACTGTCTCTGAGTTTGTCAATTATTTTTTGTGGAAATATCTGTAACTCATTGTCTTGTTGTATTAACTCGTATTCACTATGAATTACACCTTGCCCTTTGCCTAGTCCTAGATCAAGGTGTAGTATAATTTTATTCGATCTTAGGTTATTATTAGAATTATAAATGGCAAAACTATTTGGTGCGATTAACGCAATATAAGGAATTCCTTGATCCTTGGGATTTGATATATAAGACTCCAAGGATTTAATACTTAAATTGCGATGCGCTATTACAGAATCAACTGTAGATTTGTTCCCGACCCAATAATAATAATATTGAACAATAATACCAGTAACCGGATCAACTGTTGATGCTATTGAATATGCCGAATCGTCGGGATGCTTTGGTACTCCATTGTTGCCAGTGGCAACATATTGGCTAGGCAAATACGAGCTTTTGACCCACTCGTAAATTTTAATTTGACTCCCTGGGAATATCGCCCCCCAGTTTTTAGTTCTATATGCCAGGCTTCCTTGTTCGTAGTCAATAAAACTTGTCAAGGATAAGTCCCACCATGTTCTTCCAACTTGCCTATCAGTCCAATAAAAATTTGTATTTTTTATTGTATCATTTCTACTAGCAGAATTATAAGAAGCAGGATCATGAGTTTCTCTATAATCAATTTCTTGATCGACTATCCCTAATAGTTTTCCCTTAGCTGGATCAATAAAATCAAAGAAATCCATCATCAATGATGATTCCGAGTCGTAAGTAAAGATTGAATTAACTGCATCTAGCTCAATTCTGGCTTCTTTATATCTAATTAAATCCCATCCTGGGGTGGCAGTGCTATTGCTATAATAATACACACTTCCGTTTTCTTGACTGAACTCATTGTCGTTTGTTACTCCAGCAAACAAAGCGGTATTGTTTAATTTAACTGATTGTCCAAAATTATACCCAGATTGTAATTCTGTTCCGTATAGATTTTGCGACAGTGTAAAAATTGAAGGATACTCAATGTTTTCAAAAGGATTGTTTAATAAATCATAAATGTATACCGATCCAGAATTTCTTCTTAACTCTACAATCTCTGTACTTAATTTATCAAATGTTGTGTTTCCGTTGTCAATGCTGGTTGGTATTGTTGAATCTCCACCTTGACTACCAATGGCAAGTACAGTGGAATCTGCATTTAATGCAACTGCTATTCCAAATGTTTCACCTGTCACTGGGCCCGGATGTGTTATATTTTGTGTTGATTGATATAAATTGATGCCTAGATCAGTGAAAGGAGTCCCAACTCCTTGTTTAATATCTAATTTTTGCCCAGGAACTACTACTCGACTTGTAATCTTTAATTTATTGTTAATGTTTTCTGCAGTCACTCCAGGAATGAATGTCTGATTGATCACTGTGACTACAGAATCAAGTGTGCTAGAGCTAAACACAATGTTTACATTGTTGATAACAATACTATGCCCCGCGGTGACTGTAGGATTGGATTTTGTGCCAGTGATTGAACCATAAATCCTACCTGCATTTACAATTCTAGTCACTGCTCCAGCTTGATACCCGCCATATATATATCCGGGTGATGCAACTATAATATTGCAACCGCTTGAACAAAAGTCAGTATCACTTCCAAATCTAAAATTGGTGCCCGATAACCCTGCTAATTTTTGATCAAAAACAAATTGATTTGTTTCTATTGTTAACTTTTGTGCCCTTATAGGAGTAGAGTATGCACCAAATTGCACCGAAGATCCGGAGATATAGTAGTCACCGGTTATATTAGTTGATGTTACTTCTACTAGATCTTTACCGTTTAATTTAACATTTCTGATCACATTAAATGCATCAGGCGGAGTATATGTACCAAGCCCACTGGTTACAAAGTCAGTGACTGTTCTGTGATATACGTAAACAGCTCCCGAATTTGAATAACTTGAATTACCAACGTTGATTGTTTCCCCTGGAGCACCTACTGCTACAGTTGATCCATCCGAATTACACGACACACTATATCCAAAATTAGAGGTACTTGGGGCTTCTGCACCGTTGGGCAAAGTTGCCATTAATGTGTAATAATAAGGTTTTAGGAATATCTGATATTTCTGACTTGCCGCAGGTATTGCAGTGAACACAATATTTGTGCCATTGGTCACAGAAGTAACTGTTATTGTTACGTCATTGGCAGGAGAAGTACCACCAATACTAGCACCAGAGATCGTTAGTACATTATTGGCTACGTACCCAGTACCGGCATTAGATAAGGACACATCACAAGTATATGCTGTACCGGTTGTGCCTGCAACACCTGTACCTGTTGCTACAAATACGGTGCCAGGATTGTTGTCAACTGAGCCAATGGCAACAAAGTCTGTTGTTCCTGAATCTTTAATTTTATAAGTTTTACCAACAACAAATTTAGTAAAAGCTCCGGGTCCTTGCACTGTTACTGCCACACTAAATTTTGCCCCTGTTCCGGCTCCTCCGGTGGCATTTACATTATAATACGAATTTTGGGTGCTTGGCGGAGTTCCTGAAACACTATACTTTGATATTCCTGTTGTAAACTGTGCAATTGTATAATCTATTACGGGTATATACTCGGTTGATGATAAAGGATTATAAACAATAACTGATGTTGCATCTAGGGTGGCAGCAGGTAAAGTAAACGTAGTAGTACTACCGTCGCCATAGTACACATTTACTAATTCCGTTCTTTGTGATGCTAACCCATAACAATAAACTTTATTACTACCTGGCGCTCCAATGTATAAAAATTTTCCATCGTCGGACATTGCCGAGGAGTATCCAAATTTATTGTCGGATGTTCCAGAAGATTCTACTAGAATCTGCTGTAAAATTTGATCTTTATAGATATAAACAAAGCCTTGATTGGAATAACTTTTATATGCTCCTGCAGCTAGTAAATTATTTCCGTTAGATAATGATCCGCCAAGATACTCTAAATTAGAATTTTTACCAATGATTGAAGCAACTGGAGTATACGTATAAGTATCGTTTAATCTGCTTAGTTGAAAAACTGAAATTCTTCCCTGCCCTGAATCAGGTGCTGCTGAATAGAATACTTGTCCATCAGACTTAAGACTTATCTTGGCTCCAAAATGATCAAATCCAGCTGCCTGACTTTGATTCAATGTAAATTTATTGCTGTATTTCCAAGGGTCAGTTTTCTTATAAACTCCCCAATTTGAATAATTATCTAAATTATCTACCCAAATTTTATCGTTAGTGATCCACCCTTGATTGGGTTTAATGGATTCTATATCTGTGGCATGTGAAACTCGTACTGATGATAATTTGTATAAAATACCTTGACCAACTACTGCTCCTAGTTCAATGAGGCTCATCAAATTTTGATAAAGTTCTGCAGTAAACCTAGTAGAGTCAATAATAGTTTTAACTTTATATGCGCCATCAAATCTGCTATCAAAACTTTTTATTACTACAATATCGTCAACTACTAAACTGTGCGGTTCGTTGTGTACAAATTCTGCGTCAGAATTGATGTTATAACGAATTGCAAAGGTAATTCCGTGAACTATATTTGCCCGTAATACATCCCATTCTTTTTTAAAATTTCTTGCTACCCATAATTTCCATCCGGTTCCAATTTCGTCAATTTGTCGATTGAGACTTTGATAGTTACTTAAATCAAACAAGGTTGAATCTATATCAGGTTGATAAACATAGCCAGCAATTGGCAACGGAGTAATAGATTCCGTAATTGCCGTTGATTGAGTTCTGAATACACGAGGATCCCAGTCTCCGCTAATTTTATACAAATCATTAAATGTATAGGAAACTACATCAGAATCCACTATAGTTGTCGAATCATTGAATTGAATGGTCGACGGATTGTTAGTTACTTTTCGCTCATCTAGTGCCAGTTCAATATATTGATTATCATCTAATGCGCCATATTCCCCTACTCTGATTGCCCAATTTTCATAGATATTAATGTCCGTATTAATATTATTAAATATGGCACCTTTAAGTGCAACAATAGAATTAAGTGTGCCTTTTTGTTTTATCAGTCCTTGATAAAATTTACTTTGAGTAGTTGTATCAATGCCTAGGTCGCTAAAAAATTGTATATTCCTAAATCCTATTAATCCGTTACTGAAAGATTGCAGTGTCTCATTGAATGGTTGATTATCAATGTCATAAAATTGTAAACTTTGTCCTGCATTTGTAGCAAAGTTATTGGTGATTCCATATTTTAGTTCACTATTTAAAATCAGTTTCCAGCTACTAGACTGGAACTTATCTGATGCAATAATATTTTGTAAAGCAGTATAATATTTTGATTTGTGCTCTATTATTGAGCCTTTGAGATAATCGGCGCCGGGACTCCATGTGTCAAAATTAGGGCTATTATAAATAAACCCAGGAAGTTCAAGACTTCCATTCCAGTTACTGGTTTTAGAGCCTAGTAATTTTAATCTATACTGACGATTTCCTAATTCTGGTGCGTAAATAATGTCATTGAATACTGTTTGATTATCTATTATTAATAGATGCTCGTATTGCACTACATTCAACTCAGCAAAGCCAATGGATTGCTCACCATTGGATTGTATTGTAAATAAATTATTTTCTCTAAATACAGTAAAATTATTATTTTTAATTACTTTATTGTTTATATCTAGTATTCGTGAGCCAAAAGGAATATTTTTAATCTCATCAACCACTGCCAGGTTGTTATAAAATTTTAATGTGGTTTTAACTGGTGTCAACACTAGCACGCTACCGGTGCGCCATCCTTGCTCGACCCAGTGTAAGAATTCTTTTGCGCTTAATACCCAATCTTGTTTTTCTTCTAATGCGCTTTCAGTATCCGTAAACACAAATCCTTGTGCTATTAAATACCTCTGATATCCTACTAGGAAGTCAACTACCTGTTGTTTTGTATTAAATTCAAAGCCGTACGGAATGGTTAGTTTTGTTTTTTTATAATCGTTATAAATTACTGCCCGTGAGTTTCCTTGCGTTATAACATAAGAGTTATTATTTGGTACACTAGGTATTATAAAAAAGTAAGGAGTCGTTGTGCTATATCCGGATACCGTATAACCTGCTGCGGACTTTTCTACTATGACTGCGCTATACTGAACTTTACTAACCGGGGTACTTTTATACAGTTCAATGCGATAATTCTCATCAGGCACAACAATACTGTCGTTAATACTGGTAGGACTACTTTGTTCTGCCAATAAGGTTATAAATTTTTTGTCAGTGTATGAACCAATTTTATATGCTAGTTGTATTGAAAGTTTGGATAAATTATCTTTGACCATGGAAGAAGCATCACTTATTCCTAGATTTTTTACATAATCTACGATCCAGTTAATATATCCTGCACTATTTTCAACAACGCCTGCATTTTCGTACCCATTGATCAAAACTGCATCAGGTGTTAAATGCTGTTTAGTAGAATTAATTAAGAACTGTGCAGTAACATTGTCTCTATAATAGTTTGTGATGTTTGACAACAATGAAAAATATTTTGCAGGTTTTGTTAATGCTAGCGCCAGGTGCAAAGAAAAAGGGTATTCACTGCTTCTCCTCCAAGCAGTTTCAGCTGGACCATGGTCACCAATGGAATAACTGGTATTTGCATTGGCACTATCAAAGTCTACTACTAGAATTTTTTCCGGGCTTACTAGTGCACCGGACTCGTCTACAGGAATGTATTTGTTTAAATTAGGTCTACGATATCTAATATCAAAACCGGCGCGATTGCCTGAATGGATGTAGCCCTGACTTAGGTCACTCCATAATATGGCATTACCGGCGGTATAAGGAGCAGGGCCGTATCTATCATTCCAGTAATCTGGTTGTTCACTGAACCCCAACATTTCCCATGGGTGAGTATGTGGTCTATCAGTATCGTAAAAATATTTATAGATGCTGCGCCATGTACCAGGAAGAGTCTCCCCATTGACTACGTCGCGAAAGTTTTTATAGTTCCAGGTAAACGGATCTGAAGATTTAAATGTGCTATTAGTAGTATAATCTACTTTATTATTCCCAATCCATGGAAAAAATGCCGAGCTCAGAATCTGATTAAATTCTGCGTTGGTGTATCCAGTATTTCTAAATTTACCTGGCAGATAATCATATAAATTGAAATTGTTAGGATTGTATTCAACTTTTAAATTATTATAAATTCTTCTTTCTAATTCTAGTAAAATATCATCTCTGTAATCACCAAAGCTAGGAGTAATACTACCGTCATGCCCTTGTATTACTGTAACAGGCTCTCTATAGGTATTGTCAACAAAAATCTCCGGAATAAACCGAGGGTATATACCAAGTTTAGTAGGAGTCTCGGGAATATAACTACCATTGGTATCAGCATATTCCACTATATCAATTTTGTCTTGATATAATAAAGTAAAACTTTCATTGAATGTGATAGCAGGTCTTGTTTGTTCAAAATAAAAATCTTTATTTTTTATCAATAAAAGAGTCGTAGTTTTATTTTTAACCGTCCTGGTAAGATACACAAAAACTGCTCTATTTTGTAAAACAGCATCCTGAAATATAGATGACATTTCATAAGATCTGATAGTTGATGATAAAATTGTATAAGATATTTTATTGAACCCCATTGCTGCATAAGGGATCATGTCACTATAGTACCAAGGAAAAGAGTTATTTTTTAAATTGTTTATTTTACCTATAATTGTATCAACACAATTGGGAATATCAGTTCTGTCTAAGTCAAGATTGGCTGCTAATTCTAGAAACTTAATTTTAAATTTTGAATATTCTTGATTGGCTAATTTTAACGCATTTACAAAATTCATTGTAGGGTGCGTTAAAAATAAACTAGAATACAATACAGGAGCACTGTGCTGTAAAATACTGCCCCCAATATTTGTATAAGTAAGATCTCTTAAATTACTATTACCAGGAACATTTCCAATAATTGAAAAACTTTTATTTTTAATAGTAACCAAATGATTACGCATCTGGCCCAGTGTTAAAACATTTAAATTTTTATTTTGGCCATTGATATCTAAGTTTGTGGGAATCTCATAATATGCATTTGGAAGCGATTTAGTGCTGTTGTATAATAAAATAAAAATTGCGTCATTCGCGGTCAATATGTCTTGATTCACCACTACTGCATATCGGTCAACTACCCGTGTAACAGCAAAATCTTTTGAAGTTAACGGATTATTATTTAAGTAGACTTTTATATTAGGCGAGTTAACGCTGGGATTAGGAAGATCATCTACAGGGAATAAACATGTTGTACCATCATAGACAAAATCATATATTTGAAATTGCTTTGTAAAATCATTAACAATGGTCCAAATATTTTGTCTAATAGAAGTAGTTCTATCTAGATTTTTTTGCAATAATCCAGAGTTAGTACCAAGGCTACTGGATGCGCCTCCACTAATTATGTAATTAAATGTATCAGCATCATAGTCATTTACAAACTCAATATCTCCTTGTGCCTGGAAATTTTTATAGCTAAGAGGAAATCCTAATATAGGATCAGCAGTACCGGTACCAACTTTATAGGAAAAAATCTTAGTCCCCGAAAAACTTGATCCTGGATATGTTGCAGTTCCGGCAAGACTTACTCCACTATCGTCAACTATATCAAATAGAGGATGTTGGTTAATTGATATTTTTTGTTGTGCGGAAACCCACGTTGATCCATTGTAATACCACTGCTTGCTGCCGTTACTACCGTGTTGCACTATCAATACATGCCCCGGACTGACCTCATAGTCTTCTGCTTCTTCGATATATGCTTTGTATTCTGCCGGAGAAATTGCGTCCTTTACTATAGAAAATACAAAAATTTTATCTCTTACATTATTGTTTTCATCCGTGGAAAATACAACTCTATCTCCGTTAGTCAGAGTCACTGATTGAGCGCCAACGGTAAATGTATGGCTTGTTGGTATTCCTGCTACGACTGGGCAAATTACACCTTGTACTTGAGTGTATGCACTAGTGATGATGTTATCTAATATCTGTATTGGTTTTTTGGCTAGCGTACCAAAATTATAAAGTTGTAAATCTGCGTCAAATTCAATTATTGGTCTTTTGGCTCTTAGAGTCTGATCAAAATTTGCAGTTGTTTTAAGATAATCTGCTGTTTTTTGTATAACTTCAGAGTGAAACCATCTATTAGTACGACTCCAGGCATTTTGATCAATACTGGCACGATTAATAGTTAGATAATCTGGTACACTTAAATCTCCATTGAGTTCGTCGGCTGTTAAATTGTCAACCAATATTAATCTAATAGCTGTTCCGACTCCTTCAACGTAATAAGTTTTATTTTGATAAGCTACTGTTGCGGTTGAATCAAATACAACTTTTAACCCATTGGTAAAAATTACACCTTGTGGTGATGTGTAGCTAATCTTGCCAATAATTTCTTGGTCAGGATCAATTGTTTCTGCTGTAGGATTAATAATTTTAATGAAGCCGGCAGCTTCATTGGTTGCACCGTTTTGATAGTATAAATTACTTAGGTTAGCCGATATATAAGGTACCGGAGTTAGCAAACCAAGTGCGCTATAAAATTCTTTTCCCGAAAAGGTTCCGCCGGCCTTTACTTTAATTTTTTGATTATCGTCAACAGAAGTATACGGAGAAAGCACAATTCTATCAGTCCCGGAAGAATCTTTTATAATTTGAATTAAATATATGTCATTTCTTTTACCAATTGGTACATATTCTACATATTCATACAGAGAACTATCAAAAGTTGCGCTATCATAATAGTCAAAATATACTACACCGTCAGCTACAACTGCCGGCGACTCATTCCAAAACTCATCATCAATTTTCTCGTTATTAACGAAAATTATTTTTTTGTTATCTAATGAATATGTTATTCCATCTAATCCACCTAGCAGTGAGTTTAATTCTTCAGGTGTTACACCCTGAACATCCTTGAAACTTAAAAGAGTTGCATAGTCGGCAGTGCCAGCCTGATACATACTGTTCCATTGGTCCTGAGCTGTTTCTAAGGGAACAACAAATCTGACTACTCCAAAATCAGTTCCATTATTCAAAACTCCTAATATTTCTCTTGTATTAATATTTGGATTAAGTGTGTCATACCCCGACGAGCCAGGTTTACCTTGAATATAAAAAGGATACCCAGGTTCGTTCACAACAAAATCATATGTTCCTCCTCGAGCCAATGTAAGCATTGGATTTGGAATATTATCTTGTCCAGTAAACAAGTATGTCTTAGATGCCGAGTCATACACAACATTAAAAGTATAATTTAACGGAAACCCAAGGGCAGAAATAGTAACAGCATTGGGCCCATCTTTTAACCAGTAGTACTGATTAAAATTAATTAATTTATCTAAATTAACTTTTGGATCATACGAATAATACTCACTGTCAAATAAACGATCGTGATTATTAACTAAACCCCCGTGATACTTGACTTGATTTATTAAATCTGGGTAGGTGGTTGAAAATTCAATCTTGTCTGTAACAGGATTTTTAATAACCAATGATGGCTCAAGTTGATAGTGTTGTCTATCACTGCCCGGCTCACTGATATAGTTATCAGTGATTTTATAACTAGGTGCCAGTTTTCTACCAATATAACCATCAATTTTTGTTAATTGTGGTTCACTAATTAGTTGGTCAACGGTGGCATTTAAAAACTTTCTATTAGTGTCAGTTCTAAATACTTCGGGCAAAAATTGTATAGATTTAACTGCAGCCATTTCTTATCCTGTTTATTGATTAATCTGTCCAGCGGTAATTGCACTTATAATTTGAATATTATCAACAGTAGCCGCACTGACAATAATTTCATTTGGCTCTGCATTAATCTGGAATAAGGTTCCAAAACTTGACGAAGAAGTTGTAGGAACAATGATAATACTGCTCACATATGGTACTAAAGCATTATGTAGATAAGCACTTAATTCACTGAAATAAAAACTTTCGCCAAAATCCCAATTATTGATATCAAAATAATCATTTAGTGCTGCGACTACTTTACTCTTTACATCATTATCAGTAATATTAACAGAAGAATTTTTAACTACCTTAAAGGTTGCACGCAAAACAGACTCTGCTTTGGCGCCAAACAAAGGTTTAAACTTTGCAGTATTGTAAATGATACTGTCACTGATAGATTTATAATTTTCAATACTTCCAAATTGTATTTTTAATTCTTCATTGGAAGGTGCAGCTGGCTCTAGCAGTTTGTTACTGGTATCCTGAATATAAGCAAAATAATCGTTACTGTACGTTTTTGTCAACAGATACAAGTCAATGATATTATTTGGACTCGGATCTATTCTACGATTGTTAGGAGCATTGTGTGCGTACTGAAACAAAATTGATTGACGACCTGTCTTGGCCTGATAGTCTGATGTTGGTGTTATACTTGTACCGGCAGAAATATAAAAGGCATCATCGTTGGTCGCATAAAATAAAGTTCCCGTCGTATAAAGATTCAGATAGATTAATATGGCATCAGAGTCTGCATAAGCCGATACCACAGAACTCTGGTCAAGCGGATCAAATCGAGAAAATTGATATTGATCAATTACTTTTTGAAAAAATACAAACTTATTCTGACTGTTAATATTAGAAGCAACAACGTCCTCAAATAAATCAGGATCATCTGGCACTGTATCTAAATTTTCATCAGGAAATGTAACTAGTATTTTTCTATTATCTTCGTACCCATCAACTCCGACAACTCTGTTCCAAATTCTAAATGTCTTAGAATAATATAATGCATCTGCAGAATCTGGTTGGGTATTTGATCTTAATACTTTAATTCCATCTTTTTTGGTAGTAGCTGTTTTACTATCATACACTTTAATATCAGGATCAAAGTAAAATCTTGTTTCTCTGACGCTTTGAAATAGATAATTTAATCCTCTATTAACAACGGTGTATGATTGATTACTGTACGTAAATTTTAAAAACCAACTTGCATCTAATCCAGTATTTGCAGTGCTGCCGGCATACGCTAGACTAAACTCCCCTGATGATAAATTAGCCTCATCAATCAATACCCAAAGTTGAGTTGTTAGATCATATCGTAAACCAAAGGTTTTGTAACTTAAAATATTATTTTTAATAGTATCCGTCAATGACGTTGCCCAATCAATTGGGAATACCGGAATTACTACATCAATAATTGCCCCTGTTGGTACATAAACACTCAACGTAGCCGTTGAGTTTGATCCCGGATTGTTATAACTTACCACGCTGGTCCAAAAATCCGTCTTTTGGTATTCAGTACTTACTGTACCAACTTGTAGTCTATTTTGAGCGTCAAAATATTTTCCTGTTGGTGCAACGAATCTTATCAGTGATCCTTGCAATAGATATGTATAATTTGGGCTACTAAATGTTCCGGTGGATTTGCCATTGTCGCTGGTTTGTAAATTCCATACCCCTAGACGCTTAACAGTGCCACCACCGGTATTTCCGGTACCATCTGCGGTCGCTACAAATTCTGCATCAATGTCATTGCTTTCTGAACCAAGTGCTGTAAAATCAGTTACGCCTTTAGTTACAATTTTATATGCTAATCCAGTAACTATAGAAGTTACCGGTATAACACTGCCTTCTATATTAAATCGTGTGGCCGTGGCGTAATACAAATGTCTGGTTGTAATTGATGATATTAACGGTTTAATTAAATTTTGAATAACATAATTAACTTCAGTACTACTAGTGAATTGGAAGTTTACCGTATCTGTATAATTTTCTTTATAGATTATACCGTCTTGAGCAAAAATATTTGTACTTGAATATTTTCCAGTAGCATCAATGACGTCTAGATAACGACTTATACCCGAGCTTGATCTGTTAACTGCTTTGGCTTTAATAATGTCATTGAATGATGTGTAAGGAAGAATATTATAATCCTCGCCAGTGATCATACGATTTTGCGTATAATACTGTTGAGGTGCTTTTGTTCTAATAGATTCTAAGGTCTCACGTGCGCTAGCATTGGCAATCGTATATTTTAAACTTGTACGAACAGTTAGTGTTTCAGCACGTCCGGTTCTTCCTCTATATGCAATTGTGATCGGAACGTTGGCTATTTCATCAGGAGTAATCTTGTAAGACAAATTGTTTGATTGTCTATAATATAATCTAAATTGGCCAATTGGAATATTAGTAAAACTACCATCACCAAAAACTAAATCAATTTGATCATTGGCTCTTGTACTCACACTATAGAGATTTCTATCTGTTGTATTGTTATAAATTACGTTAATGCCATTCACTGCTGGAACCTGCTTCCAAAGTTCCGACGGCGATCCACTTGAATTTAGTGCGTACAACCAGACATCTGAATTGTTAATATTATCAAAATTTATACTTACTACTCTATTAGGCAAGGTATCATTGATGGTAAAATCTAAAGTTTTTAAATCTCCCTGTTTAAAGTATAAAAAATATCCAGTGTTATTTGAGTCGTTGCCCTGATTATCGTTCCTGTATAGAATATTAAATCGTCCATTTGGCGCGGGGTCCGATTCATAAATGTAACTCTGTCCCGAGCTAGTAGAACTTACTACCTCAAATGGGAAGGTTGATCCAGCTATACTGGCTTTAAAGTTATAAACAGGAACAAGATTATTTAAAATATCAATGGCATATTCATCTGTTTTTATGCCATTAAGCTTTTGACTGGCTCCGGGTTTTCCTATAGCCTGTGTGCTTACCAAGGCTGCGTTTAATATTGCTGTAAATTGTTCTAGCCAGTTGTCATTTGTGGTATCGTTCCACGAGATGATTAAATTGTTTAAACTATTTCCAGTACTATCAAACACGTTTTCTGTAGTGCTTACACTATCAATTTTTAAAAAACCAGTTGCCGGAACATTGCGCTTGGGGCTATAACTTAGCAATCTTGCTAGTTTTAAAATACTATCTCGACGTTCAGCTGTGTCAATAAAATTCTCTCTGGCATTTAAATCTGATCTAAATGCTAGGCTTTGTCCCAAGAAGGCTATCAAATCAATTAACGCAATGTACTCGGAGCTTTCAGTGAAGTCATTGAAGTCCTCGGGATAATAGCTACGTAAATATTCAATCATTGACTTACGTAAAGTTTCGTAATCAAAACTTTGAAAGTCGGCTTCGCGGAAGGTTTGATATACTTTAGTCCAATCTTGTTGGACCAATAAACTGGTTTGTCTAGTAGTAATTGCCATAGTTATACCTATTGTTTATTATTTATCGATTATAAAAACTGGGTATTTTATGACCGTGTAAGTGTTCGATTTTGACTATCAAACTGTAGGGTTAACCGATCTGAGTAGTTTCCCGGCAGATAAGTTAGATCAATTTGTATTTGTAGACCATAATCTAACTCGTTTATTAATACTCCGTCGACATTTAGTCTTGGATCGTAATCAACGATTCTTTTGATGTCGGCAGTAATTATAGCTTGTACTTCTGGTGTCATTGGCTCGTACAGCATGTTCCAAATTATTGATCCAAAATTTGGTTGCATTAGCTTTTCGCCTTTACGTATAGCAAAATGATTCAATAGATCGCGTTTGACCAAGTCTAAATCAGTCAATTTAAATTTTTTAACTTGATTAACAGTACTAAAACCGTGATATTTATTTGCCATATCCCTATTTACCTTAACTTACAGGTACATCTGCTGCTAAATTTTGTATAGCGTATTGTCCGGCATTGAAGTATAGTCCCCCGGATCGGCCACTGCTGTCAACTTGATCTCCGTTATCTCTCCAAAGTTTGGCCTTAGTTGCAGTGTAATTATTGTTTACTTCGTTTTTTATTAACAATAAAATATTATCAGATATTTTATCTATTTTAATAACATCAGGATTTTCTGCATCTTGGAATTGATAGGCTACTGCCAGCATTCCGGACACAATATCTTTAGAATCGTTATCCTGTATTGCTCCTGCACTTATAAGTTTGATATAATTCTCTTCCAGGAATCTCTGCATGATTTTATCTTGTATTTTAGAACTTGCCAAAAATACATCGTCTGTGTCAATACCATCAAGGCTGGTCCATCCATTGCTATCCCTGTACTCGTATTTTTGCAATAGATAATCAGTCACTTGATATTTGCCAAACTTGGTTGCTGTTACTGCAGCCACATTAGATTCACTTTCCATGTATGCCAATTGTATCATCAGGCATTTGGTTTCAAATTTTGTTAATGTAGGAATATTATTGTTAATTTTTGTTATTGTCGAACCATAAGGAGCATCGGCATCTAAAAGTAAACTTCTAGGTGCTTTGTCTATTAGAACAGTTTCTGCTGCTTTATCTATACCTGTCATCATTTAATACTCGGGGTTTGAGTGGTTGCTGATACAACCTTGCCACTAATTAACTTTAATTCACCAGTTATTCGGCTCCAAGGCTCATGTGTAGGAGTAAATGGGCAGATACTTTCAAATCTATCTTTTGCCATTTTCCATTTTTTCTTTGTGTTATCGTATTCGGTTGTTATCTGTTGGTAAAACTCAAAATGTGGAATCACTGTTGGCACCTTTGGCTCAACTGAATTTAAATATATTTTTCTGCCTTTTAATACTAGGTCAGCTGACGTTTTCCAACCACCAGTAGTGGATTTCAATGCTAATTCGGTGTCGCTGATCATGCCCACTTTTCCTGCATTCAATTGATAATCTTTTAGTGCAATTGTTTGATAAGTTTGTGTTTGTATTTTGATATTGTTTTCGGCGAATATCTTTAGTGTATCTCCAGCATGAATATTAACATTGGCATCAGCATGTAAATTTAAATTGCGCTTTGTTCTAATATTAAGATCTTCGTTGCCGTAAATATTAATGCTGCCATTCTTTGTTAGTTCTACCCATGCATTGCCCGACTTGTTGATTATATAAAAAATATCTTCGGTATCGTTCATCAAGATAGTGTGTCCGCCGGCTGTACGCAGTCTGACCAAATTGTCAACGCCTTTGATATCGCCGTCATCCATTACAAAGGTATGCCCGCCCTTACGAGCAGGAAACTGCTGTAACAGAAAGATAGGCAATTGCCCAGAATTTAATAATGCATCAATATCAGGAAAGTCCACTGCGGTGTCTGGATATGCTCGACCTGGTGTACTGATCCCAAATACCTGACTGGGGGTCTCTCGTTGACTACTACTTGTTATTGTTCCTCTTATGTAATCAGTTTCAAGTCCTTGATCAAGCACAATGTTGGCTTGAAAGATATGCGCGGTTTTGGGTGCAGTTACAAAATTTGGATCGTTGTCTCTTTGTGTGTTATTGGTGTTAAGTTCAGTTACGGGTAAAAAATCTGTAGTAACATCTACTCTTCCCTTGATTGCCGGATCATCAGTCAGTGTTTTATTGGCATTAACTGCTCTAGCAATTCCAGGAACCATGTGTGTAACCGGTGTGTTTGGAATACATGCAAACCAAAAACCTCTAGATGGGTCGCCCATTACAAAAGTAACCAATACAAAATTGCCTATGTCCGGTGGTACTGCCCAAAAGCCATAAGTTTGCTGTTCGTTGCCAAACCTAGTTTGATCTTGGACTCCTGGTAATCCCGACGTTGATCCAAAATAAGGGCTCGCATAAGCAATAGTAAACCAGTTACTGGGTTCGGTTTCTTCGCCGCCAAGATCAGGAATCCACACTTGTAGTCTACCAAGTCTTGCTGGATCAGAATTATTTTTTACAATACCTTGATGGGGACCAGAGTCAACTCGTACACCCGGTGTACTTTCTCTTGATGCCCAATTTGGTAACTTATTACCTGCTCTCCGGTCTGACATGTTTTCCTTTATATTGTAAACGGTGTATTATTTACGTTGGTAGGATATGCACTGCTAGGAACTTGATCCTGGAACGGTCTTGCTTGAATTTGAATTCCGGGTATTGGATTTGTTATTGGTCCATTAGCAATATCTTTAAGATTTTGTGGTACGTCAGGTACGTTATCTGGTTTAAGGTTTGCTATATTAACTGGTCCTGGTACTAT